AGAATAGTGAGGCCAGAGGTGACGGTCATCTTCTTTACCCAATTGCTTTCCAGCGTTGCTGAATGGCTGGCAAGGGAATCCTCCTGAAATAATGTCGATTGGCTCACTGATGTCATCCTTTGTTAGTTTTTTAACGTCATCAAAAATAGGCACGTTGGGCCAGTGTTTAGCTAATATTTGTTGGCAGAATTTGTTCTGCTCTACGAAGGCGACTGTTTGCATACCAGCCCAATGAGCCGCTAAGTCAATGCCACCAATGCCGCTGAAAAGTGATAAGTGATTCATTCGCCACCCCACACAAAACCAATATCTGCTGCCCATCTAACAATCGCGTCCTGATAGTCAGTCATGTCTTTTGTGTTCAGCTTAGTAGTGCTTTTAATCACCTCTACAGGCTCGTTATTCACTGTTTTAAGCTCGCGTAGGAACTTGTAGCCCATGAGTTGATGTACTTCATCAGGTGAATGACCGATGTACTGTCCTAGCTCACTGTAGAGTTTCCAGAGGCGTGAGTTCTGCTCTGTGCTGCGTGTGCTTTTGAATGGCTTAACTGATACTTGCCATCTAACAGATGGATCCAGAGCATCTAGCCGTTTCAGTAAGAATGCGTAGTTTCCTGCTACAGCTTTGTTTAGGGTGTGGTCTATTTGGCTCATGCCCAAATTACCCAAAGAGCGCAGCCAATGAACGCAAGGAATGTAATGATCGTGAATATCATCAACCAATCTTTTGCGTCTGTATCGCATTCGCCACCAATGAATTGAATTACTTGCAGCTCCACCCAAAGCAGCAATGCAAGCGTGAATGTAATTTTCGTTAAGAGCATCCTGTTAATTCCTTCCACTTAGCAATGGCTTCTGCGCTTGAATCAAACCAGCCATGATTGATGTTGCCTTTCCATAAGCCATACCTGACTTGGCTAATGCCTGTTTTACAGATGGTGTATTCGCCGTTTTGCATGTAGTAATCATTTTTCTTGATCCATCCCATCAGTTAAAGCCACGACTTTGTTTAATCGGAGTTACATTCATCGGCCTTTCCCATTCGTGGGAAATGTCACTGAATCGCATGGTCTCTGGATTGAATGTGGTGAAAATGTCGCCTGTCGCACCGTGCCGATTTTTTCTAACGATCAATTCAGCCGTGCCTTTGTATTGGGTGTCTTTGTTGTAAACCTCATCGCGGTACAGCATCACAACCACATCAGCGTCTTGTTCAATAGCGCCTGATTCGCGTAGGTCTGATAACAATGGGCGACGGTCTGCTCGGCTGTCACAATCGCGGTTAAGCTGTGCAAGCAAAATGATCGGAACGTCTAGTTCTTTGGCTAGGGATTTAATGCCGCCAGATAGACCTGCAATCTCTTGCTCGCGGCTTGGGGCCTTCTGTTTCATGAGTTGAAGGTAATCAACCACGATGCAATCTAAACCTGTCTTGCGCTTCATGCGTCTGGCGCGTGAACGTAATTTAGGAATGGTCAAACCTTCTTCATGGTCAATGGTGATTGGTAGCTCATTCACCCTGGCTGAACCTACGTGAAGGCGGTCATAATCTTCTTGCGTCCATTCATGGATGTTGCCGATGTTCACGTTGCCATCAATGGCGATTAAGCGCGTTGCAATCTCTCGGCGTGGCATTTCAAGCGTAGCGAAGTAAACGTTCTTAGCGTCTTTAGCGATTGCATGGGCGATTGAACAGGCTAACGCTGTTTTACCCATTGAAGGTCTTGCAGCGATTACATACACCGCTCCGCCATGTAAGCCGCCTGTGATTTTGTCCAGGTCTGTTAAGCCGCTTGATTGGTACTTAACGCCATCAATGATGTTGCTAAGTTTCTCTAAGGCTTCATCAACGGCTGTCTTGATAGATACAGGTTCGTGTGTCTCGCGCTTTTCATTGAGTGCAAATATTCTTGCTTCCGCATCACTAACCAGCTCGGTAGCTGTAATGGCTTTGTCGTTGCATTTGCCAGCAATATCAAAAACGGCTTCGCTTAGTTCACGGCGTAATGCGCAATCGCGGATAGTGTTTGCATAGGCCTTGATGTTTGAACCGCCTACGCTGTTTTGTAGCAACTCGCCCAAGTAAGCCATGCCGCCAACAGATGCTAATAGCTTTGAAGCCTCTAGCCGTTCAGCAATAGTGATAATGTCGATCTGGATATTCTTTTCAGATAATTCCAACATCGCAGTTAAGATTGACTTGTGTGCGTTATCCCATAGGTCATCAACGCTGCATTGCAAGTCATCAATGCGGTATGGCTCTAGCATCAAGCCACCGATTAAGGCTTGCTCTGCTGATTGTGAGTGAAGTTCGATGGTCATCATGCGAATAACCTTTCTTGGGCGGCGGCTTGTTTTATTCTTTTCACACTGGCTTCAAAGTAATCCTTGTCTAGTTCACAGGCGGTTAGCTCAAAGCCTAGGTTGTTACAGGCGATGGCATGGCTACCACTGCCTAGGTGGGTGTCAAGAATCTTGTCGCCAGGTTGAGCGTAGTTAGCTAATAACCATTCATAAAGACAAATTGGCTTTTGTGTTGGATGAATAGTGCCGCCCTCTCTTACTAAAACTAGAGGGTTTTTTGTATACTCTCTAAGGGCTTTCTGAAATGAAGTGTAAGCAAGCTCTGCATCTGATGAACTGAAATTTCCTCTGTCTTTTCTCCAAACGACCCAACCCATTGAGCCATCTAAATACTTGGTGAAGTAATTAGCTCCCCACACAATTCTATTTTTGCTAACTCGGATTAATTCATGAAAATATTCTTCTGATGGAATAGTAGAATCCCATCCTTTGAATTCATGAGCCTTTCTACCGCCATGACTTCCGCTAGTTTTATTTGCCCCGTCATAACCAATCCCATAAGGAGGATCAACAATCGCTAAGTCATAGAACTTATCAGGCGTGGCTTTTAGCAACTCCATGCAATCCATGTTGTGTAATGTGGCTTTACCGATGGTTATGCTCATGATTTGTTCTCGTATTTGCCTTCAATGATTTTCACAAGGTTGCTTGCGTTGATAATCCACTCTAGGTCGGCTTGCCATTCGCTAGCCTTGCCTGTCAGAAAGTCGGATTTAGCGATGTACTGAAACAGCTTTGCCCACCATTCAAGAGACTGGCGCTTAGCGTCCTCACGCCATCTAGTCTTTAAAGCTGAACTGCGTTTAGGAGTCCATGACTTGACTTGCGTGAGCATCGGTAAATGTTCGTGGTAAAGGTTTATGATTTCTTGGTGCGGACAATCGTCGCCAGCAACGCTGGGGACATTAGTATTTATATCTGTATCTGTATCTGTATCTGTATCTACAGCGTTACTTTTCCGTTTCGGTAACGTTACATTGCCGTTACCATCATTCTTCTTACGCTCACGATAAGCAGCAACGCGGCTCTTAGAGGTATCAGATGCAAACTGTCTTTTATCCCAATTAAGGATTTCGTTGCTTTCGTTAATGAATCCACGCTCAATAAAAAGTGCTTTTGAAGTAGTCCATTGGTCGTTACTAATGCGTAACAAAAACGTTACTTCTTCATCTTGTAACGTTACATGGCCGTTACAACGTAAACAGAAAAGCATGGTCAATCTGCGCTGGTCAGCCTCATTCAACATCTGCACCTTTGGGTCAGTTGCGAATTCTGAATACATGCGAAACCAGGGGTTTGCCATAATTTATTAGCCTTTGCTCAACATATCTTTAACTGCTACAACCCATGCTTTAACAGCCTTACGTTTATCTGCTGTTACTTTGCCATTGGGAATCTTTCTTGCGAGGCGTAGAGCCTTGTTAATTGGCTTCATGATTACTCCTCCATCGTTGGAATTTTGTCGTCGTTGAAGAAGTGCGAGCCGATCAAACAAAACATGACCAGGAAGCCGAATAACGCGAAAAAGTTTTTCAATAACTCAAACATTTGGTTCTCCTTCAAATACACAAATTCCTACAAGATTTTCAGAATTGGCCTACATGTACTACTTACTGAAACTGTTAAATTAGCCATACTGGTAATTTCTTTGTTCAAGAAGGCTTCCATCATCACTAGTACCTAAAGAGGGCCCTCTTTTTTTCCTACTTACGGCTTCTTATGCCGTAGACCTTCGCTGGCGTTTTGCCAGTGTTACGCTTGATTCTTCTAGCTATCCCATCCTTGACCAATTTCGCAGCTGCTTCTTCTTCGTTTAGTCCGAACATTGCGGCGTAGGCTTTTAGCCATTCGCGCTCTTTGTCCGATAGGAGGATTGGTACGTCCTCCATGTGGGCCTTGTTGGTCACTTTAGAGGGCCCTGTTAGGCTGCTACTCGGGCCAATTGTGGGACTTCGCTTGCAAATACATTTGCTAGAGAATTCATATCACCGAACAGAACAGCACGTGCTTGTTCAAGCAACAGTTCACGAATGAGCGATGCTTTCTGTTCTCCGGTGTATGTAACCAAAGCATCAAGAAGTTGTGCTTCGGCATCGTTGAGACGCACTTTCACAACGTTGTCTCGAATCTTGCTAGGGTCTGCGTACATTTTTGTTCTCCCTTGAGGAGGTTGTTAAAGGTTAAAAATGGATTACTTAATTACTGAACCAGGAACGATTGTCCTACGCCCTAATTTCTTGTCCGTATCTCTGCGACCTGTACTATGGCGGTTGTCTGCTCCTTCAAATACTAAGAAAAGCTCTGGATGCTCAACTTTGACTTTTGCGGGAATTCCGCGCTTGTACCAGTTGTTCACTTTCTGCGCCCCGCCCTTTGCTAAGTCATATCCAAGCAAATTGGCAACAGCGGTTGAACCGCCTAAACTATCTAGTATTTCTTTATCGGTTTTAATCATAGTATTGCTATTAAACACCATGTTTAATAAAAATGCAAACACTTTGTGTAACGAATTTTAAACAAAATGTATTACATTTCTGGAATGCATATCACCATGGAAAATTTGTACCGAATCGCCAAAGATCGGCTTGGTATAGAGGGTCAGTCGCAGTTGGCTAACCGTTTGAATAAGTCACCCCAAGTTCTGAACAATTGGGAAAGTAGAGGTATGTCTAAAGCTGGCATTCTCCTTGCATCGAAGCTCTTGGGCATAGACCCTCGGGCTATTGAAGGTGATGACGGGTTTTACTTTGATAGCACTCCAGTTACTTCAATAGATGTTAATAATGAAGATTACCCAAACATTAAGCGGGTGAGCCTAAAGCTATCCGCTGGAATAACGGGCTTTGGAGTGGAAATGGATCTAGAAGATAAAACACCTATAGTGATGCAAAAAGAGTGGTTTTCTAAGAA